TATGTCATTGCTCCTCCATCAGAAGGTTATCAGCCATTAGACAGTAATATAATACCCATCATAACGCTTGAAGAGCGTGATTTATTGCTCAGTATCGCAAGAAGTTTTAATAAAATTGTTGAGCAAATCAAGCAACCTGTTATGCCTACATCAGGCAGCAATCTAACCGTATGGGATGATTACAATCAGCGTGGAGATTTAATTGCTCTCATGGAGAAGCATGGATGGAAAGTGGTTAGAGAAGATAATGAAAGATATTATCTTTTGCGTCCTGGTCAGACTACGAGTGTAACATCTGCCGTCGTATTCAAGGATAAGCGTATCTTTTACCCTCATACAACATCTACATCATTTCAGAATAAGGGCTACAATCCTTTTGCCGTTTATACTCACTTAGAATGCAATGGTGACTGGAAGAAAGCTTGTAAGCAATTGTCCAATGTTTATGGTGACGTCAATACTGATGGATGGTTCTGGCATAAGACAGATAAAGGCCATGTCATTATATCGCGTTATAAGTTCCAAGAGTGGCTTCATGATAATTATGTACAGTTATACTTCCATAATGAAAATAGTGGCGCATATCGACTCGTACATACTGACAACAAGAAAATTAAAGAGGTACACGCTGAGGATATCAAAAAGTATGTAAAGCAGGAGCTTGTTAAGCATGGTCATTTAGATGTAATGGAGGCAGTCATAAAATCAACTAATAGCTTCTTCACGCCATCATTTTTTGAATACATTGACAAGGCTGATGTTAAGATTATGCATGATAAGCATGATAAATGCTACTTCCCATTTAAAAATAATATCGTAGTAATATCAAAGGATAGCATTAGCACTATTAATTATGGCACTATTGATGAATACATTTGGGAGTCGCAGATTATAGACATGGACATAAAGATTAACACTGAGTTTGATCCATTATCATCTGTATTCTTTAAGTTCTTATGTAAAATCTCTGGAGATGATGCCAAAAGAGTCCAGTATGCCATGACACTTATAGGATACATCTTGCACAGCTTTAAGGATCCTTCTAAACCATATGCTCCAATCTTAGCTGAGGAAACTGATGATGAGAGTAAGGGCGGTGGTACCGGTAAAGGCCTATTCTTTCAAGCCATTGGAAAGCTTATTCCTGTAGTAAGAATAGATGGTAAGACATTTAAACCTGACAAGCCATTTGCTTACCAGCGTGTGACACTTGGAACCAAACTGGTAATTATTGAGGACTGTCCTAAGAATGTAGATTTTGAGAAGTTTTATCCTACCATAACAGAAGGTATTACCATTGAGAAGAAGAACCAGGATGAGCTTTTCTTAAACTTTGCTGAGTCTCCAAAGATTGCATTCACTACCAATTATACCATTAGCAATAACTCAGAGCATAGCAGAAGAAGGCAGAGAGTACTAGAATTTGCTCCTTTTTTTAATAGCAAGAATACTCCTTTAGATGTATTTGGACATACTTTCTTCGATGACTGGGACCAGGATGAATGGACCAAGTTTTACAATCTTATGTTTTACTGCGTTAAAGAATATATGGAGATTGGCATTGTACCGGTTGATAATTCAGCTAAGCTAAAACGCAAACAAATTAAGCAGCAGTTTGGAGAAGATTTCTTAGACTATTATGATGAGATTGAATCTGACAGATTAGTATCCATTACTGAGGAATGGAAAGGTTATTTAATTAGGAATGAATTGGACAAAAAAGAGTACTCATTGAAGAGATTTAAAAAGGGGTTGTTAATTGCTTCAGAGGTGTTCCAAAACGAATTTATAGAGGAAAAAAACTGGCAACACAATAACATCAAAATGTTTAAGATTATAAAAAATAGTAATAATATAGCTAATTCACTAACTAATAAAGAGGATTTATTTTAAAAAGTAGTAAAAATGCAAAAATTAGAAGGTCTGACAATCAACAAGTTATAACCTATCTAACGTATCTAACCTATTTTTATTACTTTTTAATAATTATAATAAATAATTAAATATATAAAGGATAATCAGCAAAAAATGGAAAAATCGATTAGTGAGATAGTACAACCACATTTTTATGGAAAACCTAAGTTTCAATACATTGTAAAAAGGGAATCTTATGAGGTGTATAGATGTACTTCTGTAATGAAAGACCAAGAAGATGTTTTAAACACATTAATAGACAGATATAAGGCAGATAGCGGAGTTATACGCATATACTGCAACGGAAATGAAATAAAGGTCTTAAATCGCCTTAAATTAGGTCGCAAACCAAAGTATCATTGGAGTAATCCAAAGTAATACTCACCAAACTTTATTTTGAGGAGTTTATCCAGAAGTATATCATCTGCCAATATAGTGCGTGCAAACGTAGCAACAGCATATTGAGAATATTCCTCATGAGCTAACTTTTTAAATTTGTGGCCAATCATAAAGCCAATTATTGAAGCAGAACCATACTGGTTGTAGGCATATACTGGTAACTTATATGCAGATGGATATAATAATGGGTTCTTTTGCTCTTTTATATCTTTCTGCGTATAATTTGGCTGTGGTGTAGTATCTCTTTTTACCATTGATCTAGTAGGGTAAACTTTAGGAGCAGGTATCTTCAGAACCTTATTTCTGAGCATCAGTTCAGGTCCAGTAAGCAAAGCAAATGGCTTAACTACCACAGGAACATAAAGTGGTATCTGTACCAGGTCACCAAAATAAACAGATGTAGTGTCTGTGTTCTGATAGGTATTTAACAGAATTGGAGCTATTCGGTTGTCATAAATTGGAATCTGAGCATTAGCGTTTATTATCTGATTTTCAAGCTCACGCTGATAGAACCTGTACTCATCAACTTCAGCATAGTAATCATTATAGTTTATATCCTTATATCCTTTCTTAGGTTTCCCTGCAGTAAACTTCTTCTCAGCTTCACTAAGCGTGGCTAATTCTCTTCTGATGATATTGAACATTCTGCGAGCTTCCTTGAGCTGCTCAAATATGTCTCGTTTTTGTCTCGTTGTTTCTAATTCTATGCTATTGGTTAGCTTGTATTCAGTATTGCTATCATAAAACTGGACAACTTTTATGGCATTATTGTACAGTACCAAGCTATCTTCTTCTGTTGGGCAATCAACTTTAGAACCATAGATATCAGTGCATTGTGCAGAGATGCACAGGCTGAAACTCAGCATGAGTAAGGTAAAAAGTGTTTTCATAGGCTACAACAAAGGTACACAAAGGATTTGAGCGTTATTTGTAGGTGTTAGTAAAAAATGTTTAACTTTGGTATGGATAACCAAATCGGTTCAAAATGGGTAACAAGCATGGAGGGTTCAGACCTAACTCAGGAAGGAAGAGCAGGGCGGAGGAGTTGGGCATACAAGCAATAGCTGTACAGGCAATAACAGAACATTATGGTTCATTGCTTGACGGCTTTAAGGCGTTGCTTGATACACAGGAACCATCACTGGTAAAGTTCGTGTGGGAACACGCAGCAGGCAAACCTAGAGAAAAGTTCGACATAGAGATAGATGCAGATGTACAACACGTACAGATTATAAGACTGCCTGATAATGGCAGAGATGACTTTGATATAGACAAGACACTACCTTCAAGCAATTGAATCAAACAGTAACATACATTGAGCCTCAGGAAGGCTATCAACAGATTGCGCTTAGTAGTAAAGCGGATATCGTGATCGGAGGAGCAGCGGCATTCGTTGGTAAGACATTTGCTCTGCTTCTTGATCCACTACGACACATAACGGTACCTGGCTTCGGTGGTGTGATATTCAGAAGGACCAGTGTACAGATTAGGAATGAGGGCGGATTGTGGGATACATCGGTGAAGCTTTATCCATTGGTCAATGGTGAGCCAAGAGAGTCCAGCCTTGATTGGAAGTTTCCATCCGGTTCAAAGATATCATTCAGACATTTAGAGTTCGAGAAGAATAAGTATGACTGGCAAGGTGCGCAGATTCCATTCTTGGGATTTGATGAGTTAACTCACTTCACTGAGTCGATGTTCTTTTATCTGCTATCACGTAACAGGTCAGGCTGTGGAGTCAAGCCATATGTTAGGGCAACCTGCAATCCTGATCCAGAGTCATGGGTGTTTAAACTTATCAGCTGGTGGATAGATCCTGAGGATGGCTTCCCAATACTGGAGCGCAGAGGCAAGCTTAGGTATTTCATAAAGTATGGCAGTGATTACATATGGGGTGACAGTTATCAGGAAGTCTATGATAAGGCTGAGCATATCATCAAGCCAATGATGGACTCATCAGGGTTAACTGCTAAAGACTTTATCAAATCCATTACGTTTGTGTCCGGTTCCATCTATGACAATAAGAAAGGATTGCAGTATGATCCAAGTTATCCAGGTAATCTGTTATCACAGGATGAAGACACCAGGCGGCAGTTGTTGGAAGGAAGATGGAAGGTGAGTAATAGTCCAATGGATGTGTATGAGCATGATGTGTTTATGGGATTATTTGAGAATCTTAAGGGGGTGAATAAGGCTGGCAAGTATATTACTGCAGATATTGCGATGAAGGGCAGCAATAAGCTTGTGGTGGGTTATTGGGAAGGCATGGAGCTGTGTGATATTGAGATAATGGATAAGAGTGACGGCAAGCAAGTGATAGAATTAATATCTAACATGGCTCGAAAGTATTCTGTAGAAAATCGTTATATTTGTTATGACGCTGATGGCGTGGGAAGTTATGTCGATGGATTCATTCGTGGTGCCGTTCCATTCAATGGTGGTGCTGCGCCTTTGGCGGTTAAGGATGAGGCATCAGGCAGGCTGATAAAGGAGAATTACATGAACCTAAAGACACAGTGTTATTATCGTTCAGGCGGTAGGGTTAGTGATGGGCAGATGAAGATAAATAAGAAGGTAGCTGATAAGATGTATGATAACACGATGACCATGCGCCAGCGGTTTATGTACGAGAGGAAGGCAATTAGAAGAGACAAGGCTGACAATGATGGCAAGCTGAGGATTATAGGCAAGGATGAAATGAAGGTGAAGCTGAATGGAGACTCACCTGATTTACTTGATATGTTCATGATGAGGGAAATATTTGAATTAAAACCTAAAATGGTGTTTGCATATGGGAATGATTGATAGACTCTTCGGACAGACGAAGACAGTTAAGAAGCTTCAGGATCAAGTAAAAGCACTAAGACAATCTAATCTATCTAATGTAATTAATGTATCCACATCTATCTATCCAAGTTGGCAGAGCATAGAGAATATCGAGACATATATCACTGTTGATGATGTGTATTCGATTATATCTTATTTGGCTCAGACTGCTGCAAGGATTCCGATGTATGGCTATGAGATAGTTGATGACTCAGCCATGAAGTCGATGAAGAAATATTCAAAGACATCATTGCTTGGCAAGCATTACCAGTCTAAGGCTATGCAGGATTTGCCTGACCAGGATAAGTTTGTGGAATTCCTGCACAATTTATCATATGAGGATTTAGTGATGTATTACACTATCCTGTACATAGGAGGTGAGTTGTTCTTATACAAGGAAGTGATTGAGCTTGGGCCTAATGCTGGCAAGGTCATTCTGCATCCAATGAAGTCGCAGAATGTGGTAGTGATGATCACTGAAGATTTCCCTCAGCGTGTTGTTGGGTACCAATACTATGACAGTGGCTTTGATGGTAAGCTTTCTACAGACGAAGTGATTCACGTGAAATATTACAATCCTACCATTATGAATGGGCAGCAGTGGAGAGGCTTAAGTCCATTACAGGTATTAAGTAAGAGATTGACTAGGTGGAATGCTGCAATGGATGCGTCAGTAGCACAGATGCAGAATGGAGGCGTTCCTGGTATTGTATATGAGAAGTCAGACTTTGCAGTTGAGACATTAGGACAAAGAAAGAATGACTTTGCTAATTATCTGCGCAATTCTTCCAACAAGGGTGCGCCATACTTTGCAGCTGGTGAGATGGGATATTTGCAGCTTGGACTATCTATGGCAGATATGGACGTGAGTGAATTATCAGGCATAGACTTTACAAAGCTTTGCAATGCTTACAAGTTTCCTGAGATACTATTAAACAATCAAGACAGCAGCACATTTAATAATGTTGCAGCAGCTGAGAAGATGCTTTATACTAACTCAATCCTTCCGAATATCTATTTATTCAGGGATGCATTAATGAAGGGAGTTATTCCAATGTATTCAACAGATGGAGTAAAGAGAACGATTGAGATTGATTTGAGTGAGATACCTGCACTACAGGAAGACATGAAGATGCAAGCTGATGCTCTTAATTCAATGTGGTGGACAACTCCAAATGAGAAAAGAGATATGATGGGCTTTGAGGAGTTAGAGGAACCAATGATGGACCAGATAATAATTGATGCAGGCAAACAATTGATAACAGATTTGGGAGCAGTTCCTGATGTAACTATGCCTGGTGAGTAATGGTTGAAACTAAATCCATAGAGGAGATAGTTAGAATCATAGAGAAGAAGATAGCTATGATGATTATTGAGCAGCTACCTAATCCATCATGTCCTAGAAAGCGTGACCATAACAACTGGAAGATAGTGCAAGTTAAAAAGACCTTAGCCGAAAGATTAAATGACACAAGCGGAACAAAATAAATATTACTACGAGTGGCATAAGTTCCAGCAGCGGTATGAGAAATACTATGAAAAGAAGTTTACTGCTGCGTTAAAGCTTCAGGTGGCTGCATTTATAAAGACTCAGGATATTATGGCTATCCCATCATTTCCCATCTATACGGTGCTGGTAGATTTGTATAAGACAGTAGGCACTAGGTGGGCAAGAGTTGCGAAGGTATCAATGAC